TTTTGCAACAAGAAAAAAGGATCTATTTGGGCTTGTATATTCAAATCACGTGAAATATTATGTGCCGCTAATATTTCTTCTGGTGGGTTTCTGCCAATGGCTTTGAATATCTGATCATTCAGCTTATAGATATTATTCTTTGAATCTACGCTACGCAATATATTACAATCATCGAATACGAGTTTTACTGAACAAGAAGAGGACCAGGAAGAAATAAATCCTCTTCCCAATGGTCTATTGTATAATGCCCACAACATACTCCTGAATATAGCAGATTTCCCGGCATCAGTTGCGCCTAGTATGACGTTGACACCGGGATTAAATTTCATTTGAGTATGTTTGTGGGACTGGAAATTTTTTATTTCAATCCCTTTTAGCATTGTATTCCTCTAATCTGGTTGTAATATACATATACTGTCAGCAAAATAATTTCTATCAGTAGCATACCCACCAGCGCGTCTTAATTTATCCCAACAAGCAGGGCATCTGTGATCTGGTGTAGGTTTGCCACAATCACAGCACCTATGCACATTTTTAGGAAATTTCGTCCTCTTGAGCTTCTTTGCCATGCTCATTCTCCTTTACTTTTATATCTTCAAAAAATACATTCATGTATTGCTTGAAATCGTACAGAAGAGGAATCATGAGTTCCTTAATTTGAGGGTGTGCTACTGGAGCGGTGCGTAGCTTGAAAATATGCCGCCATTCGCGGATATTAGCTGTAACCACTATTTCAGTTTTCAAACTATTGGGCAAAACACTTCTTGCCCATTCAGGAGTTGCGCCCATACGCAACATTTTCAAATACATATTTTCGGCATGTTGCATACTCTCACACCATAATGAATACATAGAATCCCCAACAGCCCACTTGAAGGGACGAATAAATGTAAGTTCATTATTAAATTTATCTTTGCCATAATTACAATATCTGGTAGATTCCTGGGAGAATGAGGCTAATCTATGTCTTACTATTTCATGGGAAATGCCTCTGTCGCAAATAAACAAAACTGAAACGGAGTAATGTTCTAGTATAGATTCATGTTTTTTAGTGATGCAATTTCGAAGTAAATTGATATCTTGTTTTAATCCTTTAGAATTGGATTTGTAGCATGTTCGAGCGGCATCGGCACATTGTGTAACAGCCGCAATATATGCAGGTTCTTTAAGTATCCTATAGGAAGCATCCACAATCTTCATAAAGCACCCTCCATCTTTTGTATTAAAGAATTACAAACACCATGTGCCAATTCCATTTCCTCTTTCTTATTTACTTCTGTATCAAAAGAACAATATATTTCAAATAAACATTCACATATATAATCCCATAGCATGTTGATGTGGATGCATTTATCTGGAATATATTCTCTTGTTCTTTCGGTTAATTCAATCAGCACATTTATCCAAACAACATCTGTTCCTCTAATACCTAATAAATCAAACTGCCTTTCAAACTCACCAATACCAGCATCAATCATTCGTTTGTATTGTTTAGCACGTATTTTAGAAGTACAAAAACACTCTGTTCCAAACATCTTTAATACAATATGTCGGCGGTATTCTATTATTCGTTTGCATAATTCTTTATTAGAATTACTTCCATTTTTATTTATAGAATATAATAGAATCTCCAACATATCTAATGCAAATACTTGTCGTCTTTTATTTATAGAAAAAGAACTACTCATAAATCACCTGAATGGACAATAATTGGCATCATTGGAATTGTATCCTGTTTGCTTATCAATTATTTCATCGTACTGCAATTCTAATGCTTTCTTGTTTTTTTCCTGTAATTCTTTTTCACGTGCTATTTTCCTTCTTCGCATCACCCTATATTTGTTGGTTTTAAGACATTCCGGATTATTACATACTTTCTTCAATGCTGTTTTTGGTACATGTTGATATACGGAACCACAAATGATACACAATCTTGTTTTGTTGCCAGTTAGAAAATCTTTGAATACTTTATCTCTGTATCGTTTGTATCTTTCTTTAGCATGTTTAGACACGCAAGAAGGACGCCCACATATTGTATGATTCTCTCGTTTAGGCTTAAATAAACGCCCACAATATTTACAAGGAACCAATTCATGTTGAATGGCGTTTGTTTTTCTGCGTTTCAAATATTTGTCATTTTGTATCTTCTTTCTCTTTTTATGGCATTCTGGATTGTCACATATTTTGTGATTGCTTCCTCTACTCACGAATGGGGCTCCACAATACTCACAATATGTAATATCGCCCTTCATACAAAACTCCTATTCAATTTGCTCATGTAATCTTGAAGGCGTAACACCTTTTTGTCCTACATACTTTCCACTATATCCTTTATCCACCCCAGATGCATAGAGAAATACCACCTGACAAATAGGCATTTTTATTGGTATTCGCATATGGCAGTTATTGGCATTGAATAATTCCAGTGTGATATTGCCTTCGAAACCAGGATCTATAAACCCTGCATTTTGAACGAATAAACCACTTCTACCGATACTAGATTTCCCCTCCACATAAGCACCTATATATGTAGGAATACTAAACCATTCTACCGTACTTCCAAGCACCATTGTTAATGGAGGTATTATCACATATTTGTTGAATGATATTTGTGTTGATTCACGCTTTTCAAATATATCTATAACATCATCTTTGTGAACATTCGCATGAAAGATAAATTCCGTATCTAATAAACAATCATAGCTTGCTGGTTGGCATTGTTTTTTTCGAAATGGTTTTACCAGTTGTTTATTTGCTTGAACTATGTCACGCCCTAAAATCATCGCTTTGTCCTCTTAATAAAATTGACGGGTGCCTTATTGCCCAACATATCAAAGAATAATCTTGCGTCTAAAACAACAAGCTCTTTACTGTTGTTTTTCTTTACGAATAAGAGCCAATTTGTACCGGGTAAGGTATTGGCCTCCGCTTGCTTTATCCAAGCAGGGATTGACCATGTTTCTTGCCATTTACATTCAACGGAAAATGGAAACTCCTTCAGCACATGGGACTCCATGCGCACATCACACCCACTCTGTCCCATAGGTCTAGATTCTATTGGGCAATCTTCCCCATTACTACCCCATTCATATCCAGTCATTTCAGATATTTTCTTACAAACCCATTGTTGCAATTTTCTTCCTTTTGCCTTTGCCGACTGAACACTTATTCTTTTCTTTGCCAAAATAAATCTCCCAATCTTCATCTATAGATTGTGCAAGCCATTTCTTAAATCCAAATTGTTTGAAAACAGAACGCAAGCCTTCTACCGAAAACATATCTTGTTGCAATGTTGGTGTATTACATCCCGGTAATGGCAATTTAACCAACCATTCATTTCGGTTAATAATGTCTGTGCCATTCAGAATGTCTTTATATTTTTTAGATGTTTCTTTTAACTCGCCCCGTAAATATTTTATGGCTGTTTTCTCCCCCACTCCCATAATACCCGGCACATTATCGCTATTGCATCCTGCAATTTGCTTTACTTGCACCCATTGGGCAGGGGTAATGCCTTTATGTGCATTGAGCCACGCTATATCCCGTATTTCTTTATCCTTAATATTATACAAAGAAACACGATCAGAAATAAGCTGTAATATATCGTCATCTGCTGTAACGATTATTTGCTCACATTCCCAATCGTGTGCGATTTTAGCCATAATATCATCGGCTTCGTATCCTTTTTGATTGAATATATTTCTAAATCCAATCTTTTTAAGGATATTATGTTTCAATTCATTAAACTGTTTGTAATCTTCAATATCTTGTTCTGTAATTTCATGTTCTTTCCTTTTTTCTTTATAGAAAGAATATCTTACTTTCCTAATAGATTCCAAATCGTCCCATACAAATATAATTTCGCTTGGTCTCAAAGTACGTGCCAAAAGAAATAATTGACCAAGAAAACCATAGATAACACCTGTGGATTGTCCTTTGTAATGCATGGCTCCTGTAGTGTGTTTTGCCTTATGGCAAAGATAATTACAATCCAATACCATTATTGGATTCATTTAACTCTCCTCTTTCTTTTCCGGGAGACTTCAAATTTACTTTCTATGTCTTCCCATAAATCAATAACAGCATTCTTCAACTTCTTTTCCAGGCGATGCTCTTCAATAGTAGCAATCGCATCTTCTATTGATTGCCCTAATTTCTCATCTCCCAATACGTATGTGGTGGATTTGGTATTGGTTTTTAGATATTGTAGATTGGACCGTATATCGTCAATTCCATAATCAAAAATAATATATAAAGGAGCTGTATGGTATGGCTTCCACACACTGGATTTATATACTTCAACTTGGGATTCAATTCCAATTACTCGTTGTTGTTCCTTTCCAGCAACCTTGATTTTTTTCTTTATTTTACTTCCTGAAGAAAATCGCAAACGCAAACTGGAATAAAACCCGATAGATTCACCACCGGGAGTTCGGTATTTTTGACCATAAGGACCAGCATTTGGATTTTGACGTATTTGGTTTGAGCAAACCATTAGATAATTTTTCTTGGACAATACTCTTGCTGTTAATCGGCATTGCTCACTGAATTCTTTAGCTCGACGCATTCCCATTTTATCACCATCTTTACTATCCATTTCTTGGTTAGTAGATAGTGCGGCTAAAGAATCAGCAAAAATACCATGTATTACACCATTGTCAGGCACATCCCACGCACGAATTGGTTTGAATACTTCTGGAACTGTATCAGGTGTATCATAATCTGTATTTTCTACATTGTAATCAAAAATACTAGCAAATTGCGCATTCAGCCTAGCCTCTGGATCGCGGAACATTATTTCGCCACCTTGTCGCTGCACAGCTCCCGCTAATTCGCACAGCAAAACAGTTTTGCCAGCACCACTAGGCCCAAAGGCTTCTACCAATATTCCCCCGGGAATACCGCCACCGCGTACCCGACCACCGCTAATAGCCAAATCTAACAATGTACTGCCAGTGGAAATCATTATTTCTGTATTCCCATCCAAACTATTTTTCTTTTTCGGTTTCTTGGTAGCAGTCATTTGGGCACTTAATTTTCTCTTCATACATCATCCTATGCCATAGAGGTTTTCAAATCGTTTTATTATTCTATCTATATATGGAACAGGCATCCTTTTTACTCTCAGAATCCGCTTCAATTCTTCTTCATATTGTCTAAATCGTTTAATACGCACATAATCAGCCCAACCCAAAGAACGACTATTTGCATCTAATCTACGTTGCCATTCTGCATACGCACGATTGGCCAATGTATTTATCATTATTTCTTCATCTTCCAATCCTTTAAGTCGTTCTTGTATTATATTTCGAATATATGCTGATTTACTTGTATTTCGATATAGACAATATAGAGTAAGATAATCGGCGACCCGTAGCGGCACTTTGACCGCTACGGTTTTTTCACCTATTTGTCTTTCATTACAGAATACACCAAAAGGCGAACGCCGACTCATTTTATGCCTCCTTTTCCTCTATGCACTCATCCCACAAATCACAATCATCACAATCATCAAACTCCTCACAATCTTTTCCAAATGTATGCCCAAAAGGACACTTTGATTTTGTTTTGGACGATTTCTTTTTACGGGTTGGTGTTTTGGACGATTTCTTTTTACGTGTTGGTGTTTTGGACGATTTCTTTTTACGGCCAGTTCCCTTACAGGCTTTGCACATGCCTCCTTTGGATGCTTTACCGGAACCACCACAAGCAATGCACCTTTCTTCTTTCGGTATATCTACTTCTTCTTCCTCTTCTTCCTCTTCTTCCTCTTCTTCCTCTTCTTCTTCTTCTTCCTCCTCTTCTTCTTCCTCTTCTTCTTCCTCTTCTTCTTCCTCTTCTTCCTCGTCTTCTTCCTCGTCTTCTTCCTCGTCCTCTTCCTCGTCCTCTTCTTCGTCCTCTTCTTCGTCCTCTTCTTCGTCCTTATGCTCATCTTTCAAGGACGATTTCTTTTTACGGGAGTGCTTCGGGGTTTCTTCCTCTTCCTCTTCTTCAACTTCCAAAAACAAAGACTCAATCTCCTTGTAAGACTTAATATCCAATAAATCGTCCAAACAAGGAATTTCATCGAGGATATCTTCATCGTATTGATCTTTACGATCCTTAAAATCAATACGAGAAATGCCCGCATATTCATTCTTACCAAATTTCTCTGTGGAGAATCGAATACTCAAAGACAGCCCTTCTTCCAGGTCAGGGAACACACCACAATCTTCATCTTCGTCCAGTTCTTCGTTCAAATTGTCCTGAAACAAAAACTGACTCATATCCCATATATGCGGAAGTTCTTCATACTTTTTGTTATTCTTGGGAATAACAACATACAGGTTTCTTGCAGTTGGTTTCAATGCCTTTACAGCATCGTCCGTGTAATCTGCGCCTTCTCTCAACAAAGTAGCACGGTATTTGCAAATAGGACATTTCTTCCCAATACTTCCA